GTACATCACCTGGGTCGCGGTGAAGATGACGCCGGGGATTGCCGGCGACACGGGCGAGGTGCCCGCGGGCACGGATTGGATCGAAATGCCCGTGTCGTTTGTCGACCAGATCATCTCAATGTAGTCGCCGGCCGCCAGCTTCAACACAAAGTTAACGGTCATCAGGCCGTAGCCGTCAATGCCGCCGTGCTTTTGCTGAATACTCAGCTTCGTGTCGCTGTCCGGAATATCTCCGGTGCTGCCGCTGTCGTTCTTGCGCAGCCACACGTTGACGTCGTGGATCTGCGTGTCCGTGTTGACGAACTGAATCGAGTAGGTGAGGCTGTAGACGCCCGGGTAGGCAAAAGTAACCCTGCTGCCAGACGCAACGCTAACGCCGCTGTTGTCGGGGTCCGCGCTGTTGAGTGTTACCGAGTACGCCGTGTTGGCCGAGGCCGCAACCTGGTCTGTGGTGTCCCAGAATGAGCCCCAGTAGCCCAGCGCGCCGCCCGCGCCAGTCGGGCCCGTGGGTCCAACAATGCCAGAGACGACGGCAACCGCCAGGAGTGCGTTATTTGCAAACCCCGTGGTGCCTCCGCCCGCGGAGGTCACCAACGAAACGGGGTAGTCCCAGTAGCTGTTTGCCAAACCGGGGTTGATGTTGGTGGGCGCCCCCGTGATCATCCAGGTCTGGTAGCTGCCGCTCGAGGCCTGGGCTTGGACCGTAATCTTTTGCCCGACCGTTAACAAGGATAAAAAGATATCGACGTCAACGTTGGTGTCGGTGAGGTGGCTTATGTAGAGGTGCGTGGCGCTCGTCTGCGTGGCGTTGTTCCACGACATGTAGCCGTCGCCGGGGTAGCCGGACGTGACCGTCGTGTTCGCCTTGAATAGGAACAGGTTCGACGAACTGCCCTGCGCGCCCGTGGGGCCGGTGGGGCCCGTTGCGCCCGTTGCGCCCGTGGGACCTGTGACCGTTGAGTCTGCGCCTGTGGGGCCGGTGGGGCCCGTTGGACCCGTAACAGTTGACGCCGCGCCCGTAGGCCCTGTGGGGCCGGTGGGCCCCGTGACCGTTGAATCCGCACCAGTTGGTCCGGTGGGGCCCGTGGGACCCGTGGGGCCTGTGACCGTTGACGCCGCACCCGTTGCGCCAGTGGGGCCCTGAGGACCCGTGGCGCCAGTGGGTCCCGTAACCGTTGATGCCGCCCCTGTGGGGCCCGTGGGGCCTGTGGGGCCCGTAACAGTTGACGCCGCACCCGTGGGGCCGGTGGGCCCCGGAACGGTAGACGCCGCGCCCGTGGGGCCCGTTGCGCCCTGAGAGCCCTGCAGGCCCCGAGGCCCGGTGGGGCCCGTGGCCCCCTGGGATCCGGTGGCTCCCTGGGGCCCCGTGGGGCCGGCTGGGCCCTGTGGGCCCGTCGGACCAATGGCACCGCCCTGCACAAGCGTCGCGTTGATTTTCTTCGTGATGCCGTTCTGCTCGATGGCGAACAGGTCCGTACCCTGAAGGTTAAACGCTGGTGGTAGCTGGGCTATGCTTACGTCGGCCATTTTTAGGTCTTCTTAATGTTGCCAGGGGTTGGTACCGGCGTCTCGTTGCCGTACTCGGCCGGCGTAAACGCGTCGCCATGACCAGTACCAACCATGTTCGGTCCCTCGTTGAGGGTCGCGACGTTGGGGGCGTTGGGGATGGGCTTGCCCTTGCCGGGGATGGCAATTGAAGTATCCGGGCGCGGATGCCGCAGCGTGATGTTTTCCGTTTGGAGCGCGGGCAGGCGCCAGGGGTCAAGCACGTCCTGGTCGTCCGGGCACACCTTGAGCCCGGGGGCGTTGGGGTCCGAACGGAGCATGGTGTAGGGTAGCTTGCGACTACACCTGTCGCAGACAGCCACGGACAGAACACTCTGTCCGAGGGTGTCGCAATAGAGCCCGCCGTAAAAGGCGTTGCCCATTACCGGACTCCGGCTTGGATTACCGTAAGGGTGGAGTTCGTGCCGCCAGTGATTTGAATGGCGCGAATCGGATCATCCTTAATCGGACTTGCAGGCGCCGAGACCCAGACAAACGTGGGAGGATCTGGCTCCGGATAGCCCTGTGCATCCAAAGGGAAAGGGTTGGTGTAAGACACCTGTACAGTACCGCCGCCTGATGCAACATAAGCAATGTTGATAGGCGTCAGGTACTGGTCGATTGGGACGGGAGTGTCCGCCGCTACAGTTACTTGACGCATATCTATTCCTTACTCGTTGGTGTAGCCTTCGCCGGTGTTGGTGATCGTGCCGTCCGGGTTACGGGCGGTCCACGCAACAGACAAATAACCAGCGGCGCTGGCGCCGGCGGTGTAGCTCAGGGTGACGTCGGTGGTGCCCACGTTAGCCAGTTTGCCCACGGCGGTAGCGCCGGTGGCAAAGGTGACGGCGTTAACGCCGGCCGCGTCAGACAGCGTGCCAACCACGGTGCCGCCAAGGGTCACGTTGGTGGCGGCGGGGGTGCCGGCTGCGGTCGTCACGTAGGCCGTGACGCTGCGCACGATGGCGCCCGCGGGGATGGTCACCGTCGTGGCGGTGCCGCCAACGATTGCCTTCTCACGAGACACGATGGCCGCGCCGGTGTTGTCCGGGGCGATGGTGCCGTCGTTGGTGGGGTTGTTGCGCTTGAAAACGCGGACGGGGGTGTTGAATGTTACGGACATAGATGTTTTCCTTCCATAGAAGATCACTGCAACGTCTCTATGGCGTCCGCCCCGTGAGCCCTACGGGGTCGTTGCAGCCGGTGGCTCCTATGGATAACTACACATTTCCACAAACAAAAACGCCCCGCTTTTTGGGCGGGGCGTTTAGGGCGCAACTTAGTTGCGCTGGGGGTGGCCTATTTACAGGCCGATCGTGCCGTACACGTTGCGCGGATCGTGCCAGCCGGTAGCGTAACGCTCGGTGGCCTTGTAGCGCATGGAGTCGGTCTCGAAGTCGCCTTCAGTAGAACGCTCCAGGGGGCGACGCATAACCAGCATCAAGCCGTTCTCGGCGTTGGTCTGGATAAACCAGGCCTTGCTCGAGCTCAGACGAGTCACGACGTGCGCGCCGTTGGGCAGCATGCCGGTGGACTTGATCGGGTTCAGGTCGTTGTCAGCGCCGCCGGAACGGAGCACCGACTTCAGGATCACCTCGGCCTGGAACTCCAGGGCCGGGGGAACCACCAACTGCTCGGCCTTCAGGCGGATGCGCTTGCCGTTGTTGTCCACGGCGGAGCGGATCTGAATCAACAGCTGCTCAACCGAGGTTTGCGACATAGCAGCAGCCGTGGTGAGCTGGTTGCTGAAGGTACGACCTTGGGAGATCGGGTGGGCGCTGTTAATCAGCGTCACGCCGTCACCGCCGACGTAGCCGGGTGTGAACGCGAAGTTCAACAGGTTGGCACACAGGGTCTCTTTCGTCTCGATCATGGACTGAGCGAGGTGCTTGGAGAATGTGGAGCCGATACGGATGTGGTCGCCGTCTTCCATCAGGACCTTGGTCAGGGCATAAGCCAGGCCATAGATCTTGTAGATGAATCGGGTGATGAACAGCGTACCGCCCTGGTCATACGAGACGGGGGTGCCGTCAGGCATTTCCGGAGCTGTGTTCATACCGAACAACATCACTTCTTCATGGTAGTTACGGGGGATACCGGTGATCTGGGTAACGAAACCCTTCCACTCGTCATCACGCTGTTCGTAAACTCCGTCAAAGACTTCGTTGAGGATAGGTTCGACTACCGCACGAAAGTCTGTACTGCGCATTGGGGTTGCCATGTGCTACTTCCTTTCTTAGTTATTATTCCGGATTTGCGGCAACGAACGTATCGTTGGCGAGCTTGACCTGAACGATGGTTTTAGCATCGCCCCAGGCGTTCGTGATCTCACGACCCAGGCCCACAACTTGTACCTGACCTTGATCGCCGGCAGCGACGTTGGTGGGATCCAGACCTGCGGTCGAGGTACCCAGTCCACCGTTACCGATGATTTGACCAGAGCTGTTGTCCAACAGGTTGTACTGCTGGCCCACGGCTGTGTTGGCGATCGAGCCGTCGGCTTGGATCTCATACACAATTTCGGGATCCATGAACAACCAGATCACATAGTCAGAGACCGTGCCCAGAGCCGGGCCAAGCCACTTGCTGACCGTGCGACGGCCGGATGCGTCGGTGTACTCAACGCCAGCAAACACACCGCCGAGGCGCTGGTCAGCTGTGGGGGCGTCGGTAGCGACGATGAGGGTGGAGGCCGATCCGGCGTTATCCAACGAAACGGCGGTACCGCTGTAGAACGTAGCTTCGGCGTCAAAGGCGCCTGTGTAGTTCAACGAGCGTACCAAACCGCTGGGGTGGTAAACCGGCTTCAGGCCAAAAGGAGTGTAAGTTGCACTCATTGTTTTTGGTTCCTTTTTGGTTGGTTAAAACCTCATAAATGCTGAGGCTCGGTTGGCTTCCTTTTCCATTTCCAAGAGACCACCTTCCAAAATAGACCGGCCGCCTTTCCCTGCTTCCGCGGCAGAACGAACGTTGGCCGTAACGTTACGTTGATGCTCTAGCGGTTCCTCAAGGTGCAGCATGCGAGCCACTTCTTGGTAGATGTCCTCCGGTAACTTGAAGAGAACCATCTCATTACAAGACACACAACCTTCAAACTTGCCTGAACTAAGTTTACCCAGGTTCTCAAAGCCCTTTCCGAGTTCGGCGGCTTTCACTGGTTCATAGCCCAACGCGATGCGTTTGTCGATTGAATCATACTGGTTGGTTGTAGACAACCAGCAGAGGTGCATCCCGGGGATAATTCCGCCAGGGATGTCCGGTAGTGCATTGTTGGCCCATTTGTCCCGAAAGGCCTCCAGCCTTTCACGCCGCACCACTTCATCAGGCGACAGGCTGGCAGCAGCCTGGCGCTCTTTGATTTCTTCTACTCGGTCCTGCAGACGATCGTCCAGGTCCCGTGAAATTCGTTTGTTCATTTATTTACCCCTTATTGTTACGGTCAAAGTCAGCATATCGGCGGATTGCCTTGGCGCGCTTTTGTGGGTCGTCCCACATCCCCGCGTCCTTCAGCGCCTGCACACGTTCGCGGCTAAGTGTCATGGTGTTCTTAGCCGCTGGGCTACCGCTGACATCTGCGCGACCGCTAGAGGTGCCGCCTCGACGGTTCCTAGAACCGCCCTGTTTGCCCGTATACCGGTGGGGTAAACGTTCTTTCAATCTGTTATCTAACTCGTCCCAGTACTCAGGGTCGGCGGGGTCCCAGCCCTCGCTTGCCAGTGCGTTGTCAATGACCTTTGCAATTCGGCTGTCCGTGTCCTGACCACTTGGGTCGTACCAGTTGTTTCTGTCCAACCAGTCACTTGCGTTTCGCTGTACCGACTCCGCCATCGGCGTCGGCACGTTGTTGCGCGGGTTACGCGCCTCTTCCAGCTGACGCTGTTTGATGAGCTGCGCCTGTGCAAGTTTGTTCTTAGCCTCATGGAACTGCTCCATGTACTCAACCTGCTGGGCCACATCGCCCGCCTTGGCGGCGTGTGTCATCTTCATCTTGGCGTACTCGACTCGAGTCGCCTCGTCCTCAATTAGCCGGTCGAGCTGCGCAAACTGGAAACCAGCCGCCGCGTTCTCAACCTGCGCAAGACGGCGCGCGAGGTCCTCGTTGCGTCGCTCCAGGGCGCTGATCTTGTGCTTGGCACTCGCCTCGCGCTGCTTGTTCAGCTCCTTCTTGAGCTTACGCTCCTCGCGACGCGCCGCTCTCAGCGCCTCCCGGTCCTCGTCCGTCTCGTCTCCGTCGTCGTCAATTTGCCCGCCCTCGGCGCGCTCTTCAACGTCGTCGTCTTTATTCTCGTCGTCAACACCCGCGAACGGGTCTTCTTTTTCTTCAATGGCCGCCAGTGCGGACCCGTCGTCGCGCTCTTTGACCGCGATGTCTTCTTGCTGCTCTAGCTTGTCAATAGGTTTCATTCAAAACCTCACTCCACAAATGCGGGGAACATCGTCCGCGCCGTTTCAAAACTATCAATCTTGCAGATAACCTCGCGGTCTTGCAAAATGATAAACACAACCTCGCCGTCGCCGTGCGGTACCGCCCAGCGGTCGCCGCCGTACTTGATGACACGAACCAGGTCTCCGGGCGCCGCCCAGGGGCCTTCAGGCCAGTGCTCAAGTGTGTTCATGTCACGATACGCCAGCGGTCCAATCTTCACGACCTTTGCGATGACCTCGTTCCACTTCTCCGTTGCCTTGGTGTCAGTGACCAGCAAAATGCCGCCCTTACTGATGTCCTTTGCCTTGCGGAGCTGAACCACGATTCGGTTGCCCTGCGGTTGTACTCCCGGGTCTACGACCGGGAAACAGTCGCTCTCACTGCGACCATCAACCTGATACTTGCTTTCAGTGCTCATTGTCTTCCTCGTCCTCTTTCAGGACATCTTCTATGATATCCAGGGCCTCTTGCAAGCCCCGGCCTCGACCGACGAGCCGGTTGTAGTTGTCCCAGCTCTCGACTCCGTTCAACGCGGCGTACTCAAGTTCCTTGATTGCCGCCTTGATACTGAAGATTGATGTATATAACGGGTCTTTCATCAAAAACCCTCCTTATAACCAAGTACACACAATTGTGTGTACTTCCGCCCCAAGGCGAATTATTTCTTCTTACCGTCGTACAGTCCCTTGCTGTTGACCGGCGGCACCTGGGCCAGGGCGATCTTTGCGTTGTCTGCCCGCTTCGAGCCAGAGGGGCCCTTCTCTACCGGCGAGCCGGGGCCGCCCGCGTAGCCGGGCTTGCCCGTGATCTTGTAGTTCTTACGAAAACCCATGTCTTGGATTTGTGATGCCATGTTTACACTCCTGAGGTTGGTTGTTGGGGTTGTGCGGCCTGAAGTGCCGCCTCGTGTGCCTGTTGAGCCCGCTGGCTCTGCTGATCGTTAACTTGTTGACGGGCCTGCATTTCGGCCTCGTGCGCCTGCTGGTTGCCCATCTGCGCCTGCTGCGAGAACTGTTGCTGTGCCTCAATGGCCTCCTGGTGTTGCCGCTCCTGGTCCTTGCGCTGCTGCTCCAGGGAGTGCTTGCGGATGTCGGCGTAGGCCTGTGCCTCTGCCTCCAGGGCCGTCTGGTTCTGCTGGTGTTGTTGTTGGCGGCTTAGGCTGTCGAGCTGGGCGTTTGCCGAAATCGCCGCCACGCGCTCCTTGGAGGCGTTGTTGATGTCTGCCAGCGCAATCTTGAAGTCGTTGTCTTGGTCTGCCAGGTGTTGGTCGAGCTCCAGCTTGGCAATAACCTCCGACAGCTTCGCCTGCATGTCGCGCACCTTGTCGTTCATCTCGGCCTGCATCTTCTCGCGCTCGAGCTGGAACTTGGCCGACGCCTCGTCCGTCTTGCGCTTGGTCTCTGCCATCTGGGACTGCAGCAACGCCTGGGAGCTGGGGTCGGACAGCAGCACCTGCTGTGCCTGCGCCTGCTTGGCCTGCTGTAGTTGCTCGACCAGCTTGCTGATGATCGGCGTGATGGGTTGGAACACCGTCTGAGAGTCCTGTGTGACGAGCTGCGCCGCCATCGCCAGGGCCTCCTGGGCCTCCTTGTCCAGCTTGCGCTCCTCGTTGAGCTTGAACGCGTCCTCTCCGCCCGCGGCGTGGGACACGTACCTGCGCATGGACTGCAGGTAATGCAGCGTCAGGTGCTGCTTCAAATGCTCGACCATCAGCGGCAAAATGCCGGGGCCAATGATCGGACTGCCGCCGTACGCGGGGTCCATCATGTACGCAAGGTGGACCTTGATGTGGTCCAGGTGCTCCTGGTCCGGGAACGCGGCGGAGTGCCCGCCCATAGTCATCTGCACGTTCTCAAGCGCGGGGTTGCTCTCGGTCGTGCCCTGTGGGTTCGGCAACACCTCGTCCACGTCGGGGACCTTCAACAGCCTCAACACGCGGAGGTTCGCCTCGCGGATGTTGTACAGCTGCGGGGCCTTCTCGGCCAGCTGCAACACGGCCTGGGCCTGGGTCAGTCGCTGGACCTCGCTGAAGATGTTGGGGTCGGAGACCGGGCGAATGTCGGAGTTCTCTGCAAAGTCGGCGACCTCGATCTCGCCGCCCGACTGGTTGTCCATCTCCTCCAGGTACCAGTAGTTCAGGCGGGAGAGGATCTGCAGGCTCTTCGCCTGGCTGCGGTGCAGTCGTGCGTGGATGCTCGAGAACACCTTCGAGCCCTGCTCGATGAGCGCCTGCGTGGTGCCCACGGGCATGTTGCTGTTGGCGTCGGCCACCGCGGCCTCGCTGGTCTTGACCACGCCCTTGGCGGCGTCGGTCAGCCAGCCCAGCAGCTGGAACAACACGCTCGACGGCGCGTTGAACGGCATGGGCATCGCCAGCTTGCGGATGTCGTCCACGCCCGGGCTGCCCTCGATTTCAAACACCTGCGTCGGCTCCACTCGGTCCGACTGTCCGCCAATTCGACCGCCCTTCAACTTCAGCATCGTCTGGCTGTTGTTGATGTGCGCCGCGTCCATCAGGGCACGCAACGAGCCGGTCAGCGCGGCCGACAGGCCGCCGATCAGTTGCGGCATGCCAATGGCGTACGCGCCGCGCCAGGGGATGAACTTGTACTCAACGATCCAGTCCAGCTTGCGCATGCG